TATTTTACTTAACTTCGAAGAGTTTGTCAAGCTTTTCACCGATTTTATCTATCCTATCCATAAGGATTGACATATCATCTTTTAGCTCTATTTTAGTGACATACTCTTTTGCAATCTCTTCACGTGTCTTATTGACAAGTATTTCGAGTCTTTTAAGTTCTTGAGTGTTGACACGTATGCTGTTTAAGATTGGTACGAACACCAATGTTATTATCATGTTCCAGACTATCATGGGTATCTCAACCATTTTAGCTCTCCAGTGCTGTGATTCTAGCTTCTAGTTCTTGTATAGTTTTTACAAGTAGTGGTACGAGTTTAGCTTGGTCTATGCCTTGATAAACATTTGCTGTATGAGAAGCTTCCCATGTTGAATCAGATGGATATGTTGCTTCTGTTTTTACATCTCCAACTGAAATACTTTCAGGCAGCTCATCTTCTTCTGTCCAAAGAACTGCGTCAGCTTTACCTGCTGTCCAATCATCTTCTTCTATGTCTCTTGCAATGACATTACCAACATTATTAATTACTACATTTGTAAGTTCTTCTGTGGCATCTTTAGTTCCAGTGATAGCTTCTGGCACTATGTCTTCAACTTCGTGAGCTAAAAAGCCATCTACTGTAGTATTTGTGCTGTCTGCAATAAAATTAAATCTTGATGGCTTTAATTGTTTAAGCCTAGTGGTTGCATCCCAGTCAGTGACTACATTTTCTTTAACCCTATAATCTGAAAGGTTGTTAAAAGAAACAGTGCCATTTGTTGCAAGATAAATATTACCTTGGTTTGTTCCACCACTATCAAAGAATCTTTGTAGATATCCATCACTTGCTGTAGTTTTTAAAGCTATTCCAATAGAATTACCACCATTAAATTGAATACCTAATCTCTCAATTTGAATTGCAGAGGTTGTTCCACTAAGCAATCGTCCAGCACTATCAATTCTTGCACTTTCTGTGCCTTGCTGATAAAAAACAGTGTTATGACCCAATATCCCTATGTCTTTATAAGATGCTCCATTATCGCTAATAGCCATTAATCTTGCTTGCGAACCTCCTTCAAGTAAACGCCAATTAAAATCGGTTGCAAGATTAACTTCAAGTGGAGCAGCAGGACTGCATCCAATTCCAACATTTCCAGCACTATCTATCCTCATACGTTCTGTGCCTTTTGTTGCAAAAGCCAAAACACCTAATACACCACCAGAATCCCCTTGTGAATTTACAGTCCAAATTTGACCATTGGAAGATGATGAAAACTCTAACTGCCTGTGACCATCTTGAGAACCATCATCAATATATAGCACATCACTGTTTTGCGAACCTCTTAAATGTAGTTTGTATGATGGACTTACCCCAATCCCTACATTCTCTGAACTATCTATGGTTATAGCTGTAGCATCAGCAGAAGATGTAATTCCAGCAACACCACCATCGGCAAAAGATAAAGTGCCACTTCCATTAGTGGTAAGCACTTGACCATTAGTACCATCGCTTACATTAAGTTGAGTGATGCCAACTGAATTATCTGATGGAGTTCCAATTGAAACAGCTTTAGCATGATAAACAGTAATAACTCTGCCATTTGCAGGAGCAGTTGAGAAAGTTAAGGTTGTACCTGAAACGCTGTAAGAGTCTTGTGCTTGGAATACACCATCAATGAAAACCATAAGATCGTTCTCATTACCAACGCTTGATGTGACTGTAAAGGTTGTATCAGAACCATCACCAGCAAAAATATCTGTGGTGAATGATCCACCGCCACCGCCAATAGCACCCCACTCATTGGTGTAGCCTTCAAACTCACCAGTGGTTGTATTGTATCTGAACATACCTGCAACTGGAGTTCCATTTCTTTGAGCAGTTGTACCACTAGAAATCTTAATTGAGTCAGTGCCACTTAAAGTCATGTTGGCAAAAGTAGGTGAATCAGAAGTAGCTACAGCTTGACCTATAGAGACTTGACCACTGCTAACTGTAACGCCAGTACCACCAGTAATTAGGCCCTGTACTTCTGCATCAGTTCTTTCAGTAAATGAGAATACGCCAGTGCTTGAGTTGTAAGCTAAATCACCAGATGCACTAACAGCAGATCTTGCTCTAGCATTGGTAAAATAGAGGTTATTTGATCCCTCTGAAATATTATCGCTATCTTTTGTTGCAAGTCTTGTATCAAATCTTGCATCTGTGTAATAGAGGTTAGACCCCTCTGTTATAGAACTTGTACTAACTCCGCTTAAAGTACCAGTAACATTTAATGTTCCAGCTACCGCTAAAGTTTTTCCAGATCCTACATTTAAACCTATGCTTGAGCCTGTGCCATCTGATTTAAAAATTGCATCAAGAGTATCAAGGTCTGCATTGAGGGAAATACCCCAAGTATCTTCTGCTTCACCTGGCTCTGGTTTAGTTAAATTTAGATTAGTTGTGTATGTATCTGCCATCTAAGCTGCCTCTTGTTTATCTAATACAGTCCAATTTGTTGATGGGTTTGTTTGATCTGTCCATGTTGCATCTGCAACATTTTGATCTGTCCATGTTTCGCCTGGAACAATTATATCTTCCCATTTTAAACCACCGATAGCGACAAGACTACTGGTTTGATTTATGGTTGATGCTCCGCCAAATGTTGCCCTACCTGTTGCATCAAAGTCTGATGTTCCTGCAATCGTTGCAACTCCATCAAGTATTACAAATCCTTGTGCGTTTAAGTCTGATACTGCTGCTATTGTTGCAGAACCACCATGAGTTTTTCTACCTGCTGCAATTACATTAGAAACAGCAGCAATAACTGTTGTTCCTTTATCAATTTGTGTACCAATAGCAGTAAACCCAGAAACAGCTTGTATAACTGCTGTGGTTCTATCTATTTGTGTTCCAGTAGCAGTAGCTCCTGAAACGCCTTGAATGGTTGCTTCGGCTTGTATAGCAAGATCGTTGTACCTTGATCTTGAGTAGTAGCCTTTGTTGTAGCCTATGCTGGCCATGATGTTAAGCTAATGTTATGTCTAAATCACCAGCATTGAATCTGAACACGTCTCCTGTACTAACAACTTTTGATGCAGTTAAGTTTGCATATGCTAATAAGTTTCCTGATGATAGGGCATCAAAGATGCCAACTGCAACTACAGTTCCGTAATCGGCTGTAGCTGTTGGGTATTCAATTGCAGCAGAGTTTGTTGCTGTTGTTGGATTTGTTCCTGAAACAGTAAAAGCTGCGGTTTGTCTTGCATAAGCTCCACCGCTTACTTCAGTACCGCCACCAGTATCAGTAGGTGCTACTGTATATAAAGCAACATACAATGTTGTAGGTGCTGTATAAGCAGTGCCGCCAAATACATGGTCAAGCACTTTGTCTTCTAAATAATCGCTAAATCCAGCCATGTTTTGTACTCCTAGTTATTACCAAAATAATAAATATCTTTTCTGCGTTTGCCATATGTTCTTCTTCTTTGCATTAAAGAACCTTTAGCAAACTCAGCTTTTTCTTGCTCTAGTCTCATTTCTTCTAAAGCTTTCTCGAACTGTGCTGTAAATAGTGGCACTCGTTCATCTTCCATTAAGTAAATAGAAGCGTGTTTTAGTGATCCATAAAGATAAGCATCTGGATATCCTGTGGATAAAAAATTGCTAGTATTAGAATCGCTTAACGCATCTATCTTGCTGTAGTAGGTTAATTGTACTGTATAACTTCCGTCTGGGGTAGGTGCAAATTCAATTGAATCATCTACCAATGCAAAGTAAATAGGTTGACCTGTGACGTTATCGTTTGATTTTCTGTAGACATCTAGTGATTCTATAGATTGTTGAAACAAAGGTGAGAAATCACCACTATCAATTTGTATGTTTATAGCCTCTAACCAATCAGTTGGTACTGATATGTATTGTGAGTCTAATGTTGCAGTGGCACGTTTTATCATGCCTTTAACCCTTAATCTGCGGTTAAATTCTGATTCTGTGCTATCAATAAATGTGTCAATTACATCTGTTAAATCAGAGCGATTTAAAAAGTTTGCAATGTTAGATTTTAATTCTGCATATGTCATAGTTTACCTTGCCATGTTCTAAAGACTTTATTGTCTGATTTGTTTAGCCATTTTCTCCATTCACTCATATCATTGGCCCATCCTTCTCGGCAAGCTCTTTGATATACAACCAATGGTACTTCTGCCACATGGCGAAGATCTTTACCTGGCTTAACGTATTCTGCAATGTTTTTACAATGTTCAATAACTGGGTTTAGATCTTGTGTTGTGTGATAAATGTCTTTATCGCCCTCAGTAATAAACTCATTGGTAAAACCAGTCTTGTGATCTATAACAGTTCTTTTAGCCATGCAAGAATTTTACCACAAAAAAAAGGGATGCCGAAACATCCCTTTAAGGTTATTAACCTAGAACTTAGCTAGTGCTAAGGTCAGCAACGATACCATGAGCAGCTTCGTTGGATACTTCTAATCCATACTCAACTACGATCATTTTGGTGACTGCATCACCGATTGTTGCGATATCAACTGTTTTGAAATCACGCAAGTAAGCAACTTTTGCGAACTCAGGATCAACTAACAGTAAAGATCTTTCTCTTGATCTGTTTGATGGAACGATTTTGAGTTCACCAAAGTCAGAAGAGTAGATAGATACTGATGCTTCAACTGTGTTTGCATCAATCATTTGTCTTGCTTGAGATCTACCTGTGAAACCAGAGATAACTTGTTTGTTATGTGGGCCACAGATTGCCAATGAAGGCTCTCCACCATTAGAGAAACATAGTTCAAGAGTATCTTTTAACAAAGTTTCTGTTAAAGCTCTTTGAGTTCCGTCAGTTGGAGCAGCACCGCCACCTGTTGATGCACCATTAGTTCCTCTTGAATCGTTAGATGTAATCCAAGATTCGAAACCACCAGTTACACGAGCAGTTGTAGCATTACCAGTTGTTTTAGCGCCTTTTTGACAAAGTGCTTCTTCCATATCTCTTTTAAGAGCTTTAGACATGATAGCTAGTTGGTGAGCCATTTCTGATCTCTTACCAGCTGGGTCTGAAGACTCTTGTGAGCCTGATACAGTTGCATCTCTTTTTGAAATCATAGCAACATTGCTTAGACGAGTTGTTGCAACTGAAGCTGATCTTGAAAGTTCAAAACCTTCTAGTTCACCTGTAGCAACTGGAGTTGCTAATACTTCTGTTTGCCAATCGAAGACAACATTGTTAATACTTCTTTTTCCAATTGATGACATAAACGGAGTTTGCATTGGAGAGATGTTGTAAATGATATTACTTAAATCTTCTCTGTCCGCAGTCGCTGTATATGTATCAAATGCGTTTGTTACTTTAGCCATTATATTTACCTATAAAATTATTTTAAAAATTGTTCAAAAACTTTAGCTGCATCTTGGACTTTTCCAGATTTAGCTAAAACCTGTTTTGCTCTTTTCGCTGGAGCTACCGATTTTTTTCTAGTAGTTGTTCCAGGTCGGGCCACTCTTGCAGGTGCTTTTTGTGTTGGTTTTTTCTTCGTGGCTTCAACTGTTTTAGAGTTTAACCAAGCGTTTCTTAAACCAAGTAAAGCACGATAGTCATAAATTGCATCCATTTCTTGAGGTAAATATCCCAAGACATTAATACCATAGTCGCGAATTGCTAGTTTCTCTTTTTGAGCAACTTCTGCATTTTTCCATTCTGGTATGATTTCAAGAATCTTTTGCTGGCCTTCTTGCACTTGTTGTGCAATTAGTTGTTGCTGTTGAGCGTATGACTCTTGTTGGAGTCTTTGCTTTTCAGCCTCAGCAGCTTTTAGCTTTTCTTTCTTCTCATCCCAGATTTGTTTTTCGCGTACAAATGCTATCGGATCATCATTGTATAAACTATCCCAATCTGGTTCGTTTACCAATTCGCCCTGTAATTGGGCTTCCATCTTCGGTAACAACTGTGCGTAAATCGCATCTCTTTGAGCAAGCTCTTGGGCTTGTTGCTCAATCGTTTTTCTTTGATTGGCAAGTTCCTGTGTCTTCCTCGTATAATCTTGTTGGCGTGAATAACCATTAATGAGTTCGTCCTGCGTGACCTCTATCTCTTCGCCATCAACTGTGACTCTATAGACGGGTTGCTCTTCTACCTCTTCAACTTCCGTTTCTTCTTCACCATCTTCTTCATCATCAAATTCGAGTTCTTCTTCATCGACAAGCTCTTCGGTATCTTCCTCGTCTTGTTCTTCTAATTCATCGATCTCAGGTTCAATGCTTTCAGCTTCCTCTATGACTGCTTCTTCTTGCGTATCCTCTTCAGGGGCTAAGAAACTTTCAAACGCTGAGGTTGCCTTTTGACCTTCGGTTTGTAAAGCAGTCGGTTTTCCGTTATTGCTCATATAAATACTCCTATATTGTATTTAGAGATATTTTAAACCAATAATGTATAAAAGGGAAAGTTTTAAGCTATGTTACGAATTTTGTTTATGTTGGCTTTTGTGAGTTTACCTTTCTCAGCCATGATGCGTAAGTGTCTTTCTACTTCGGGAAGAAGTAATAAGGATCTGTGGAAGTCTTCTCTAACTGCAACATCATCAATGCCACGAGAGTTTAACCAATAGGTTATGTATTCGTTTTTAAGATTTTCTATTGCTTCTTTAAAAACATCAGAATTTAAAATTTGTTGTGCCTGTTCGGCTTTTACCGCTTCTTCGTGTGTGACTGACATTTATAAACTAAATAATCCTCTTGGTAATATTCTTGTTTTGCCACGCATCATTGGAGAAACAATTTCTTCAACATTTGGCTGCGCAAATTCAGGGGCAGCTTGAGGTGTAGCTGGTATTTGAGATAATCCAGTAAAGTTCATAGGTGTTTGGGGAAAAATTGGCGCAACCGATGGTGTATTAATACCAGTCAAATCTATGTCTTGTAATACCTCTTTATCAATATCTTTAAGTATTTCTTCTACATCAAAATCAAAAAATGAGGGCACAATGGGCGCAACATCTTTAA